CTGGCTGATGTATAGTTCATGTTTGTCTACTTGTGCAAATATCCAACGGTAATGGTCGGTACTAGGCATATCTTCAAAGCATACAAAAAATTTGCTGCGATTAAATTTGAATATTAACAGAGGCTTTTTACCTACCTGTTTGCCTTGACGTAATGCCTGTAACCAAAACTCCAGCAATTGTGGAGATTTACCAGTTAGTATTGTACTATTAAGGTGATCTTCTGCGTAACCTTTTACTTCAACGCAATATACGTTATTTAGCTCTGGTATGTACAGATCACCTTTTAGCTTATGTTTAGGATCTAGTGCTCCGCTACCAGGTACCCGCTGCCAATTTAACCCTGTGTGGTCGATCAGAACTTTCTTGGCTTCGGTTTCGGTACGGGCACCTTTGGCTCTGCTGTCAATCACTTTGTTTTACTGGTTCTAACAACTTTAGTTGTACTAGTTACCACCGGAGTCACAGGGGCCGGAGGTGCTTCTACCGTAATTAACTCAGACTCATTAACACTATACAGCACAGTACCGGCTTGCACTTCTAGTGTTGCCAACTCTTGTTCAGTAATTACCATGTTATTTTGAGCTGCTTGTTTAATATTATTACGAATAATAAAAGCCTTGCCAAGCTCAGAAATTCTTTCTAGTTTAATATACATATTATGCCTCTATTCTTGAAACGTTATTGGATTTTACAACATACAGCTTTTCTAATAGCGGATGAGTAAATCCGTGGCTAACCAAGAACGTATTTAATCCTGGCTCTTTGATAAGTGTGTCAATAAGTTTTTCTTTACCATCAACATCTAGTGCTTCAATGGTTTCGTCTAAGATTAGCAAATTGATTCTACTGCTACTTAAACTCTGCATTAACTTGCGGATAGCCAGCAGCATTGCAGCATTTACTCGTGCACGCTCGCCGCCACTTAATGCCATTATGTCAATGTCTTTACTGTTATCAGTAATTACAACATTTAATTTATCTTTAGAACTAATTTCAAAACCAATTTGAAATCTGCCATCACTTAGTTCTTGCAAAAACTCATTGGCTAAACCCTCTAAGTCTTTTACTAAACTTTCTATTTTGTATGCAACTAAGCCAGATGTACTAAATGTTTTGGTTAGGACTCCAATAGTATTACTGCGATCAGTTAGTGCGGTTAATTCTGTTGTATAAGTTTCCAAATCTTGCTTAAATTCTTGCAACTGAGATTCAATAAGCGTTAACTGAGCGTTGTGCGATTCTGCTGCTTTATTGTAATCCTGGGCTTGCTTTAGTTTGGTTTTTGCTTGTTTGATAGCTAAATTTAGTGTTTCAATTTCTGTTGCAATAGTGGTTTTATCTAAAAACGTTTCTTGCAAATTGTGATCAATTAATTGATGTAGTCGTTCCCACTGTTCTTGCTGCTTATTAGCAGCTTGCCAACTGTCAATTAAATTTTGAGCCTTAGTAATGGCAGTGTCTAATTCCAGTAATTTTGCCTTGTTGCTGGCAACTGCATTTTGTTTTTCTTGAACCAGCGACTTAGTTGTGTGCTGGTCAATATTGCTGTCGCAGGTAGGGCAACGACCGGCAGCACTTAAGCTATTTAACTTTTTAATAAACAGCTCAGCTTCTTTATTTTGCTGATTTAATACTGCAACTTCAGATTTTAAGTCAACTATGCTAACTGCATTAACTGGCTCAACTAGTGGCTGTAATACAATCTCCGACAACATCTTTTTATAGTTGTTGTTTTGAGCAATCTTTTTATTTGTTTGCTCTACTACCAATAGCTGTGCTGACTGTTCTGCTACAGTTTGCTCCAGTTGAGGGTCTAGAACAGGTTCTTCAACTAAAACTTTTCTGGTTAAATCAACATCAACGTACTTATTTAACCAACCACTAACAGTATTTACTTTAGCCTGGCAAGCAGCAATTTCTTTGTTTAGATCAGTGCTAAGCTGTTTAAACAGTTCACCTGCTTTGGTATAGATACCCAAGTCTAACAGGTCAATCAAGAACTTTTTTCTAACAGAATCTGTGCTAGTTAAAAACTCTAAACTGCTAGCATTACTTTGATAAACAATTTGTGAAAATGCTTTGTGATCCATGCCAATCAACTCCTCAATAGACTTGTAAGTCTGGGTTGCTGTATGGCTGCTTATATCTAGGTTTTCTTTGAATAGTTTAACTGTACTTTGAGTTGTTCCGCGAACAGTCTTTACTGTGTATAGAACGCCGTCTTTTTCCAGCTCAAGCTCAATACTATAATTTTTGTCTTTGGTATAACGATTAAGTATATCTGCTTTTTTAATGCCTTTGGAATTTTTATTGTACAGCACTTCTTCTAGTATGAGTGCTATACTGCTTTTTCCATGACCATTTTTACCTACCAACTGTGTAATAGGATCTTTGTCTAGTGCGATTTCGTTGTTGGAGCCATAAGAAAAAGCATTGCTCCAGCGTAAATTCTTAAGAGTAATCACTCTTTTTTAGCTCCTCTTTTACCTGAGCCAAGCCGCCAATTAGTATATTGTTTACAAATACTTGTGGCACACTGCGAACACCAGGAACTTTATTAAATAGTATTTCTTTTGAAATTGGATCATTACTTAAATTGTATTCTGTAAAATTTAAGTTTTTACTTTTTAGTAATGCTTTAACTTGATCGCAGCCACTACAATTATTTTGTGAGAATACTTCAATCTTTAAGTTTGCTTTCATGATTTTGTAGCTCCTGTAGTACTGTTTTAATAGTTTCTTCTGGTAGTTCCATAATATAGGTTAAGTACTCTCGTACTTCTTGTTGCAGTGACATTTCTGAATCTAATATCAGTGCTGCATCAGTTGCTTTTTTAGCTACTTTTTTATCAATTAGCTCATTGTCTGCAAGTTTTGCTAATTCAGCTAAGTTACCCTCAACTTCATAAATGGTGTGATGGTATTCTGTAGCGGGCGTAGGTTCACCTACTTTAACAGTTTGCTTTAACAACTGCGGCAATTCTAATTTGATCCAGTTATGCTCATGCGTTACAGTATCAAATAAAATAACTCCAGTGTCTACTACATTTCTGTGAAAGCTAGTAGTGACTGGACTACCAGGATATAGGATATTAGCCTGGCAATTTTCATAACTGTGCAAATCACCTGCTAAAACTGTCTGCCATCTTGCAAACTTTTCTAGGGGCACTTCACTGGTAACATGCGGTGGAATATTTCCTCGCACATGAGTAAGTAATACTTTATTTGTAAACTGTTCAGGATCAAAAGTTTTGATATAATTATAAGGAATTACATCTACTGTACCATCACAAATAGGGGTACAAGTATCTAAAATTGTAACAAGTGGATTAACTCGGTTAACTACTTGTTTTAAATTAGTCAAAAAGCTGGTATCTTTTTTCAACATTTCGTGATTACCTGTATAAATATAAGTAGTAATCACACAGTTGCTAACAAAATCAAAAAATACTTCTAGCTCCGGCATACTAGGCAGTTTGTCAAAAACATCGCCACCTACTACAAATACATCAGCTAAACTTTGATGTGCTTGTAACTGTTTCCATAATAGATTATATCTATTAAGACTCCAGTCAATCGGAACATTTTTTTGACCTAATTTAATATGAACGTCTGCGGTGAATAATAATTTCATATTAGTAGAGGCAAGAAAGCCCTGCTGCTTTTAAGGCAACAGGGCTTTGTTTAGTAGTACTTAGCCTAGCTCTTTTACAGCTTCGGCTTCGGCAGAATCTTCGACAGAATCTTGATCTTGTGCCTCCACGATTTTGTTAAGCAGTGCTAAAACTTCGTCGGCTTGGGGTCGAGGAAATTTTTCGTCAATAGACTTAGCAGCATCTGCCATAGTGCGTTCTTCATCAGTGAGCTTGCGAGGCTTACAACGCAGTACTTGCAGTTGATATTCAACGTTGAAGGGAAGCGGGCCAGTTTTGACTCGCTTAAATACTACATCCCAACCAGTATCATAATCAGTAGGATCGCCCAAATCTTCTGCTGCGGTAACAATTTGTTCAAACAGTTTCTTTTTCAGGTTCAGGGCTACTACTTTTTGATTCTTAATGTCGATGCAGTTTACCGAGTAACTCCAGTTGCACTTAACATCTGGAAAAAATTCTGGTACATGATCGGTTTCGACGTTATCGAACTTTTCTTTTTCACGATTAAATGCGAGGCACTCAACCGGAATATCTTTATTATTACTACCTTTGAGCCAGTAGATATAGCGTGGAAGAACACCGCCAATCAGTCTAACAGAATTTTCTCCGTCTTTGTACTCATAAGACTCAACTTTGCTAGATTGTGCTTTGCCTTTGGTTTGCTTAAATGAGAGTGCCACTTTTATCCTCGTATTTGAAATACAGTTTGTGTTCTTTGATTTTTAATAATGGGTTGTATTTAATTGCAGAAATATTTAAGTCTGGGAAAAAGCTCAGATCTAAGTAACTTATGCCGTAATTTTTATATAAAAAATAATCTCGTCTAGCGGCTAATTTTAGATACTGCACTTTATAGACTGTATCAGTTAATTTGTCTTTAAAGAAATCTTGAGGATTTACAATAAAATTTATACCCTTAAGCGACTTTTTAAGTGGTTTATACTTTTGGTAAGCTGTTTTAGGTATGGTCTGCTTAGTGAACCAATAATATAACGCTATTAAAAAGTACTCAGGGTCATCTTTAGTTTCTGCTTCTAAAACTTGTAAGTTGAAAAACAACATAACTTCTCAACCTTAAGTAATATTATATCAGAGTTGGCTTGCGGTGACAAGTTAAAATTTTATACGGTAATAACTTCCCAGCCTTTTCGTAAGTATAATCCAAGCCTATCATTATTTTGCTTTCTATCGGTATATCCAGCAAATTGAATGTCAAGCACTTCCGGAGGATTTTTCTTATCTGGGTGTTGTCGCTGAATACGCCCAATAATTTGTTCTAGTAGTGCATCATTACTTCCAATAGGCGAAGCTAATATTACACTACTTAAGATGTTAATTGAAATGCCTTCTGAAAAGATTTGCCGGCTTCCAACAACACACATTTTTTCTTTGTTGAGTAGTTGTTTCTTGGCTTTTTCTCTAGCCTCATAATCTGTGTCGCCAGTAACCAGCACACACGTTTCTCCAACATATTCAGCTACCTGTTTTAAAAATTCAACTCTGTCAGCCATAACTAATACACTATGACCAGCTACTACTTGAGCTAATGCTGCAGCGGCTATAAATCTTATGTATTCGTCATTTGTTAATAGTTCGGTTACTCGTTCTGCCCAAGGCAAGTTTGGGTTTAGTCTATGCGTAGTTTTTAATAGTTTTACTACCGGAGTTAGTGTATCGCTTTGTGGCGGTTGATATATCTTAGTACCAAAGTAGTCAGGAAACATTTTATGTTTTCCGTCTTTACGAATCATAGTGCCACTTAGTGCAATACGATAGCGAGCATAACTACTGTCTACAAACTCAGTAAACATTGTTGCTGGACAATGATGTGCTTCGTCTAAGATAATAGTGCCGAACTCTTTTGATAACTCAGTTTTATACTTACGTAGGCTTTGAATATTGCCTACCACTATAAAGTGATCTTCAATATCAAATTCACCACTACCAATTACACCAGGACTAATTCCATACAGCTCAGTGCACTCAGTAAACCACTGATCGCGCAGCGCAGTAGTATGTGTAATTACCAGCGTACGTTGACCAAGTTTTCTGGCAATATGTAAAGCAGTAAAAGTCTTTCCCCAGCCTACAAGAGCATTAATAAAACAAGTATCAGATACATCATCGTAAACAACTTGTTGAGCTTCTCGGAGGGGATATTTAGGGTCAGGAAAGGGAACAGCATAATTAACTCTCTTATCTATTATTTCGTAATGTTCTGGGATTAAATCTGTTCTGCCTTGTGGCATAGAAATTATACCATTAACTAAATGTTTATAGTTCTTGATAGTTTCTACACTAGCAATAGGCCCTGTTTTCTTTGTGCCGGTAAAACTTTTATTAAACTTATAGGTCAGCTGACCTTCAATATACTTTCTAGCGGCAGCTCCTGGATCGTCTAAGTAAATTCTATTAGATATAACTGCTTTAGCCACTATATACTTCTCCAAGTTTCTTTATGCTTTTCTTGATATACGCCATATAATACTGGCATCTTATTTATTACTAAGACAGCCGCCCACTTTGATTCTGCAAATGGTTTGTATAATACTTTGAATCGCATACCATTTTTTAAGCATACAATAAACCCGAAACTTCCGCTTGGTAATATTTTTTCAATTTCAAAAAATTGCAGTTTGGCGCGTGTAGTTTTTTTGTAAGTAAAAACTTTGCCGTAGTAGTCTATAAACCATACGCCGGATTTTGCTACTTTTATAAAGTCGCCTAAAAAGTAAAACGCATCTTTTAGCGGATACAGTTTAGCAGTTTTATCATTAAGCAGTTTTAATCTTCGCTCTAATAAATTACTACCTGGCAAGTTCTTGTCATCAATAATTCTGTAGTTTGTGGTAAAAGTTCCAGAATCTATTTTTATAGACTCTGAAACTTTAAACACTAGGCCTTCTAATTGCTCAGGACGACGACCCAGCTTCCATACCGGCCAGCTTATCTCCTGCAACTGTATAGTATTCTGAAAATTTTCCAAAGCTGTAGTCATCACCAATATCTTGATCTACGCCAATAGGGCAATTTGCAATACTGCAGCCACGATCTTTTTGTGTAGTGTTACGAAGCAGCGTGCAATAAGCCTCAACATCACTTTCTTTTACTAGTGCAACAATAGAATCGTGTACTAGCATAAAGATTTTGGCATCTAGCTTTTGTTGTTTTACTGCTTCAGCGGTTTCCATAGCGGCCAACAAATTAATATCGCTTGCTAGACTTTGAATCTCTGAATTAATACCACTACGAACTTCGTGAGCGGCAATACCTTTGTCAGTTGAAAACACATTTTGCAGCCTGCGCTTACGACCAAAGAAACTATAAGTAAAGCCGTTTTGTTCAATAAACTCTTTGCGACTGGTTAGCCACGCTTCCAGTTTGTTAAACCGTCTAAAGTAAGCCTCAATATCTTGTTTGGCCTGTGAAATAGGATAGGTTTCGCCAGTGGCTTTTGTAACAGTTTCAGAAACTTTTTTAGCGCCTGAACCGTACAAAATACCAAAACTAATAGCTTTTGCACTTTGACGCATTGCAGGATATAATTTCTTGACTTCTTCTACGCTACAAGGCAGGTTAAACACCATATGAGCAATAGAACTATGAAAATCTCCGCCGCTTGAAAACACTTTTTGCAGATTTTTATCTCCGCTAAGCACAGCCGCATAATACATTTCAGCAGTAGTCAAGTCTTGCGAAACAATCTTGTAGCCTGTGGGAGCTACAATACAACCTTTAATAATAGGATCGTCTCGTGGAACCTGTTGTGCATTAAATTTACCACTACTGCTCAGTCGACCACTAGTAGTAAAAATAGCATTAAAGTTAGTACGAATTCTACCATCACGGTCGAGCTCTGGCAAGATTTTTTGCACATAAGTACTTTGAATTTTACCCAATTTACGAACTTGCAAGATAGCTGCTGGCAGTGGATGCTGTTCGCTCAATTCTTGCAGCACTTCAGCGTCTGTTGAAATAGCACCAGTTGCTGTGCGTTTGCCGGTTGGCTGCAGTCCCAAGTAGTCAAACAGAACTTCACGCAGCTGCATTACACTATTAGGATTAAAGATCTTGCCAGTGGTCTGTTCAAACTGTTTTACAGCATCAAACTCATAGATTGCTTGCTTAGCCACTTCAATCTTTTCTGTCAAAAATTTATCCGCGGCCTGCATACGCTCACGACTAATAGGAATACCTACTTCTTCCATGTCCATCAAGAACAGTGTACCAGGAATCAGAATATTCTCATAGACGTTGAGTAGCTTGGCGTTCTTTTGCACTACAGGCCAAAACTTGTTGAACAGCTCCAGTGTAACTGCCGTATCAATACTAGCATACTTGCTGATTGTGTCAAACGGAATCAAGTCGTAAGTAAAGTCTTGTTGCAAGATTTTATTCTGTGCACAATACTTTTGCTTAAAGTCCTCTAGCTCACTATCATAATCACCGTAGTTGGTATACTTAAGCGCAAGTTCTTTTAGACCATGTGAGTCTGTTTCGTCCAGCACATAGTGCATTACCATAGTATCATGAACACGCTTGCGATCAAAGTCTAGCCCAAAGTGATAGTTCAACATTTTATAGTCAAACTTCATGTTATGAAACACTGTGGTAAATTGCTTGGCAATTTGTTGCAGCAATTCCAGGCACTGTTCATCAAGCGCATCGGCCATCAAGTAACGCCCATGATTGGGCTTATAACTCATTGAAATACCCAGCACATACCCGTCTCGCGGATACAGTCCAGTGGTTTCCGTGTCCCATGCAACAATGCCGTTAGCGTTGTTGACTACTTCTTGCAAAAACTTGTAGCACTGCTCTGTGCTGCTCAAACCAGCAAAATCGCCCTGACTTGGGCCGGTTGAGGTTCCATTATAGTACCCCATAATTTTTTCTACAGCACGATCAAAGTCTGGCTTACCTTCCGGTTTAAAAGTAAGCATAGCCGGATTAGTAATGCACACAAACTTGTCGTTTACAAGTTGTCCAGCATAATTAGTTACGCTAGACACTTTGGCATACTCTTTGGCTGCTTCAGCACCTACCAAGATTACCAGATCATACGGCTCTGGATCAAATTCCAAGTCTACATCTTTTTTAAGTAGTTTTGTAATAGGAACACTACTCATATGAAAATGATCGTACTCAAAAGTAAAATACTCAGAGTACCTGGTTTTATTTGGTGCTTTATCAATCAGCGCAACTTTTTTCATATTTTCTCACTCAGTAATACTTTATTATAGCGTATTAGGCTAGCTTTGTCAACATTATCTTTTTATATATTCTGCAATACCATCAACAGTTTCTTGATCCATTTCACCAGGATCTAAACCATCTGGTAGTTTTATTACTTCGGCCACAAACCCTAGTGCTTCGATTTTTGGCTTTAATTCTTGAGCAGCTTTGTTACCGGCATCGTCTCCATCAAACATAATAAAAACGTGGGTAACGCCTTGAGCTTTAAAAGTAAATAGCTTTTGGTCTATGTTGTTTTGCAGAGTATTTGTGCCAAAACAACACGCTGCATTATGCAATCCCTTGTCGTATAAGTTTAAAAAATCAAATAGACCTTCTACTAGCACGAGGCTTTTAGCATCCTTTGGCGCAGCTGCGGGAAACACAGGCATTGTTACACCACTGGGATAGTTAATATATCTGGGATTGCCGTTGCTCAACATATGCCTGCACACAAACACTAAATTACGATCTAGAACATCTGTAATAGGAAAACAGATGCGATCCTCTAGTTTAGGTTCTTTTTGGTTATAAAATGCACCGAATTTTTTTAGAGTAGCTACACTAATACCACGAAAAGTTCGTGTAACAGGAATACTTCCAGCCGGTAGTTCTAGACTGTATTGTTGCTGAAGCTCTGCTAACTTCTGTTTTAGCTTAACAATCTTAAGCGGTGTTGGGTTGGTTAAAACGCCAAAATGCTTAAAAATATTGCCTTTAAAGTGGCAAGCAAAACAATGAAAAGCCCCAGTTTCGCGACTAATACGCAAACTGGGGTTTGAATCTGGGTGCTCAGGATTTAAGCATTTGACGACATAATCTCGTCCGCTAACCTGGAAACCCACGCTTTGTTTTTGTAGTAGTTCTAGTACAGCGTCATGCATAATATTACATCAAGTCCGTAGCTGATTCATCGGTTTTCTTACTTGTTGCACGCTTTACTTTTTGTTCTGATACAGGTTTATCAATAGTTTGTGGGCTAATACGCAAGGTATCCCAATCAATAGGACTAGTAAAACTCATTTCTTTGCCACCACGAATTTTTGTAGTTTCAAAACTAATGGCTTGCTGCTCTTTGCTATGGGCTTCCATAACCAGCGCAATATCTGCAGCATCAAGAATACCCTTGGCAAAACGTGCTTCACCAGTTGCGTCGATTTGATAAGGACTTACCATTACCACTTCGTACTTTCTGGCCAAGTTTTTAAGTCGTTTTGACACCTCAATCTGCGGCTTCCAATCGTATTGATCCGAGCCTTCTAGCACAATCTGATTAATGTAGTCTACAACCACAACCTTTAACTTATCACCAAACTTTGCTTTGGCTTTGCCAACGTGCAAGTCGATGCTGCTTAGGGTCAGGTCACGATCGTCTACAATAATCATTTGATTGTCAGGCTTTAGCTGATGGTTTCGCACTAAGTTTTCTTCAAACTTAAAGCGATCTCTGTGCCGCATAAACTCCATTACGGTAGAATCTGCACCTATAAACATACCAGCACGAGCCTTAACTACTTTAAAGACTTCTTCGTCTGTTAGTTTGTTTTGTTTAAGACGTTGTAAACTTACACCAGCTAGAATAGCCAGGTTACGTTCCATTGTCTCATATGCAGTCATCTCAATAGAAAAGTATATACTTGAATTGCCACTTTCATACTGATTAACAAAAATGTTGCTGCTAGTAATAGATTTGCCGCTGCCTCGTTTGCCGCCGATGAGTACAAGCTCTTGCCTAGCAACACCGCCAAGCACAGCGTCAAAATTGTTATTAAGTCCAAGATAAACACGTTCTTTTTCCAAGTCGTCTGGATGGCGAAACATCATCATGTCAGCCATCGTAAACACTTTTTCTGACGTATGAGTTTTTTCTTCGATTGTTAGAGCGATTGTTGCTAAGTTCTCTTTTATTTCATCGCTATCATATACCGGCAGTTTATCAATAAACTTGTCCAGCAATTTAATTGTTTCGTTTTGAGTGTATTGATCAATTAGTGCATCTAAGGCTACTTCAGCCGTAACTTCAGGAACCTCTGTAAGTCGGAGAGTCGCTAGCGTTTTTGTAGTCGGCCCCTCCCTCAAGGTTAGCTCTAAATCATCAAAAGACGGAATT